AATGCTTTTCTCGTGAAGCAGGGTGAGTCTTCGCATCTCGGCAAAGTCCCGCCTCTTCGCGGCGCTCAATATCTCCCTGCCGATGTTCCTTGCTTGGTCGCGAAGGTTCACCCACTTCAGCATCGCAGTAGCGACCCTGGCGTTAGTCTCCGACTCAAGAAGCGCCCCAGCCTCTCTGGCCGACTCTGCTGACGACTTGCGTCTCTTGGTAGCCACGCCCTTCCTTGCTGAGAGAGAGCGTCTCTCAAAGACGCTGGCGCCCTCTGGGAGCTCTTCAGCTCCAACCTTAGCGGTAAGCCTGCCTGCTTCTCTTTGCGCCTCTCTGGCCCCAACAACCATGTCCGTCAGCAATCGGTCGGCAGACGGAGCCTCTAGGGCCGCAGGGTCTGCCCACCTAGTCCTACTTCCGGCAGCAGCCTTCTCTGCCGACTCCTCCATGAGTCGGGGAACCTTCTCTGCCTGCTTCCAGATCTTCTTTTGAGCAACCTCCAGAGACCTGTTTCTCGTGGAGGAAAGACCCTCGATTTCCTTTACTGCGAGGTTGTATTCTCTCTTGTATTTGCCGGCGAGCCTTGTGAGGTCGTTGAGGTTTAGTTTTTGAGCTGGCCCGCCCATCTTCTCCAGGGCGCGAACAGACTCCTCGAGCCCCTCGAAAATCTCTCTGGCAACATCCGCCTTCTCTCTTGCGATCCTGACATCGAGCTCTTTGGAGGCAAGTTCCGCCGCGTTCCTATCCATCTCCGCTATTTCAGCGAAGGCCTTCTGGTCGTCCATTTCGTTAAGAGCGGCGCGAGCCCTTCCGGTAACGCTTTCTCTTTGCTGCCTAACCTTCGCCAACTCGCTCTCCGCAGCGAGGACGTTTTTATTTGCCGTCCTTAATTCGGTGCGCGCAACGCTCGACTCGACCGCAAGGGACTTGTTTGCGTTTGCCATTAGTGCGTGAACGTGTGCGTCTGCGGCTAGTCCATTCGCTATGTCTGCTGCGACACCAGCCTCCCTAATGAGTTCGTCGGACTGTGAGCTAGCAGCCTTCTCCGCAAGATCCTTCGCCTTGCTTGACGCCTTCTGCGCGGCGCGAATCCGGCTAGCAGCAGCTCTTGCGGGGGCGTCTGCTGAATGGGGCACGAGGTCGAGGCCGTCCAGGATAGCCTCTCGCAGGGAGTCGAGAAGCAGGAGCCCTTCTGCAGTGTCAGGAGATGGATTCCCCAGGATCTCCAAAGCGGAACCGTAGAGCGCCCTGTCCTCTGCGTTGGCCGTGTTTTTGTTGATATGAAAGGCGGCTTCGTCAAACTTCTTCATAATCGAAGAGGTGTTGGTGCCCCATCTAGTGCCAAGCTTGTCCATAGCCGCGACTTGGTTTTGACCGATGAGGTCGCGAGGGCTTAGTTCCCTATACCCGCCGCTCGCAGTCTCAACGACCCACTCGCCAAAAGTATCAAACTTGAGGCTCTTTCTGAGCTCCGGGGTTACTTGAACGAGCCTCTCTCCTGAGGTCATTGCTACTTTTATTTCCGCAACGATGTTCTTCGTTCCGTCAACGACGTTAGCGAAGCCAGACTTTCTTCCGGCAAATATGTCGTCGGAATTAAGAATCTCTTTCCTGGTAAGCGGCTTTGCCCCGTCCTGAATAGACGAGTAAACCGGCTTAGCCTTGCCGCCAATAAACTCAACTCCATCGCCCGTAAGATGAATCGAATCGCTGAAGTCAAAGCCAGAGATGGCCTTGCCCTCGCTCAGCGCCTCGTCGCCAATCCTGGCAATCTCCCCGTCAATGTCTGCCCTGAGCTTGTTTAACCCCTCCTCGACTTGCTGCCTTGGGATAATGTCCAGGCCATCGTCAAGGCGGGCAGCGCTGATCTCCGCGTAGTGCTCGGCAAGGTCGCCCAAGTGCTTTTCTTGGATTCCTCGAACAGCGCGGTCTCCCTTTTCAGTAAGACGACCGGCGGGAGTCACCAGCACCCTTGGAGTCTTCGGCATCGCCAAGTCTGGCCCGATCATGGTAGCTGCCTCAAAAAGAAACAGGCCGTTCCTGTAGTCACCCGCTTCTATCCTGCGGTCCCTGTCCGCCTTAAGCCTCTTGCGCGCCTCAAGCCCGATAAGGCTGTCAAGCGGGTTTATGAGGGCTAGCGGGTGAACGTCTGCGCCGAGCTTCTCTTTCAGTATCTCCAACTTCTTGTCGCCAAGCCGGCTTGTGGTTAGCCAGTCGCCGCGCTCTGCGTTGTAGATCGCCCAGTCAGGCATAAGGAGGTCGATAGTTAAGCCGGATGCCTTTTGAAGGAACTTTCTAGACTTGTCGAGGGTTTCTGGATCGTCCATCCCGATGAGGCCGCGAAGAATGTTCTCGGTGACATCAGAAGGGCCCTCCCACGGTCGAGGCGCATCTCCACCATAAGGGCTTCTGTTGTTGCTAAAGCCAGGGAGGTTTGGGTCGAAGTAAGCCCGAGACAGCTTGTTTCCTCCAGACCCCGCAGAGGTAAACCCCTCTCGCATTTGCAGCTGAAGAGACCGAATCTCGCTGGCATGCTCTTCCGAAAGTCCGGAAACGCCGGAACGAGAACGCCTGGAACCCTTAGCCCAAACATCTACTTCATGTGCGCCGGGAATTAGGCCGCTGCTGGTTGGGCCCAAAGGCCGCTCCCCATACGCATACCCGTTTTCGGCGGCAATCCGCTTGATTCGATTTCTTGCGTCTTCTGCCTGGTTGAGCCCAAAGACAATCTCTTCGTAAGCCCCTCTTGCGTCGTCCTTCTCGTGAACCTTGCCCAGGAAGTCGATTCGCCCCTGATTCGTCTTGCCCATAAGGGCGCTAAAGTCCGCCTCAGCAGAGGCCTCAGCGTGTATCGGGCGAACAACACTCTTTCCGGCGGCAAAGAAACCAACGTCCACAACATCGGCAAGCTGCTCTAGAGGCCGGTGCCACCAAGTACCCCCTTCCGGCTCTGGCCTATATCGAGAAACACTCTCTAGAAACTGCTCTCCCCTTGAGTCTTTCTTGAGAAGGTCTTCTATGTGCCGAGACTTCTCTTTGCTGCCCAAGCCTTCTTGGCCCAACACCTTGCCGAGAACAACTCGTTCAGCAAACTCGAGTTTCGCTCCTGGGGCAATCTCGTATTGTGGCTGGTCTACAGGCGCAGCGAGCTCGACATCAGGCTCAGCCAGTAAGTCTTCAGCTGATCCAGACGCAGGCAATACGTCTGGCTCTGCTAAAAGGTCTTCAGCAGAACCTTCTGCCACGACCTACTCCCTACCAGCGACATCTTCTAAAGTCGCTGTAGAGTAGGTTTTGCCGCCTCTGCTTTTCCATGAAGATCCGTCCCAAGACAAGTCCTTTCGCCTCTTAAAAGCGTCTGCCCCAGGAGACAGTCTCGGCTCAGATGGAGTTTCTTGATTAGGACTGCCTCCCCCGCCAGTTCGAGAAGGAATCATGCCCAGCCCTTGCAACATCCTGATGGTCTCGCTTGGGTTGTTTACGTCGGCCTCCTGTAGGAGCTTCTTTCTTCCCGCAGGGGTCTTTGAAAGCTCAAAAAGCAGGCTTCTTTGCGGGTTGTCAAGGTCGAGAGCATCTCCGACCTCTTGCGCTAGGGACCTAGCCTCGGCTTCAGTCAGCCCGCCTGCTCTTCTTCCTTGGGCTGTGAGGGCGCGGGCTTTATTTCGGGCCTCTGCAATCCTCTCCCTGCTTTCAAGCGTTTCCCTGCGAACCCTACTCTGCTCCTCGTACCGCATGGAGTCAGGACTCTTTGCCTTTGCCTCGAGCCCAGCAACATCCAAATCATCATAGTACTTTTCAGCGATATCCCTAGCCTCCCCCGTCTGCAGGTTCTCCATCCCTTTGCCCGACAGGACAATGTCGATGTCGCTTGAAAGGTCCTTAGCTTTACTGGCAAGCACCGCCCTTTCCACGTCGAGCCTAAGGTAGTCAACGACGATCTGAGCCCTTTTCCTTGCCTCCTCAGGAGGGAAGCCCTTGTTCTCTACATCTGCATCGACAAGGATTTTTAGCAACTCCTCCTTTGTCGACGTTTGACGCAGTCTCCTGGCGGTTTCCAGCTGACTCTGAAGATCACCGTCTCCGCTAACGACAAGAGCAACATCTTGGAACTGCGTCTCCGCCACAGACGCTGCGCTTTCCGCAGACTCCATCTCGGCATTAAGGGCCGCGCCTCTTTCCCGCTTCGCATCCTCAAAATACCTTCTCCCGAGAGCGGCTTCCCTTGCCTCAGCCCGCTCGTTCTGCCTGGCGTACTGAGCCCACAGGACCGCATTGTCCGCGTTGTTCCGCGCCGTAGCGCCCTCTTCCCCGAGAACCTTCCTGTACGTCTGACCAGACTCGCTCATAAACTCCTTAAAGCGACCAAAGCCTTCCTTGGTCATCTGGAGGTTTGCTAGGTACGAAGCGGCCTCATCAGAGAAGTCTTTGAAGATGGGGTCGGACTTCAGGACCGCAAGGGCTCCCTTAACCCCCTTAGCTCTTGCCTCATCCCTCGCTGCCTGGAGCTCCTGGCTACTCATCTTCGCCGCCTCAGCCTTGAGGCGCTCAAAGTCAGCCATGGGAACACCCTCGTAGCCCTCAACGCTTTCAATGCGCTGTTGCAGAACTCCTGGGGATAGGCCAGCGAGAAGGTTTGAGATCTCCTCAGCCGCTTCTTCTGGGGTTCCAGAGTAGAGAGTCTCTTCGGGAATAAGACCGCCCTTAACAAGGCTTTGGATTAGACGGGTGGTGTCCATCCTTTCCTGCTTAGCCTTATCGTCGATACCAGCAACCTTAGCCATGAACTTGTCCGCGCTGGGTTCACCGCGCCGCTCTGTGCCGGCAGGCGGGCCTGGAGCAAAAGTGCGAGAGGCCGCGCCGGGTATTCGCAAGGCTTCCGGGGTTACGAAGCGCTCGCCGCTGGGGGTTATGTTCCGCCCTGCGTACCCGCCACCAATGTCACCAACGCCCTCCTCTTTCCCCCTGGCAATCCGGGCCATTAGACCCTTGTCGCTAAACATATCGCCAACCTGAGCGCTTTGAAGCGAAGCGGTTCCTGGAGCAAGGAGCTCGGCAAGTATGTCTGATTCTGAACGAACTGAATAAGGAACCCCAGCAACCTCTCCGCTCAGGATGCCGGTCCCGCCAGTCCCGCCAGTAGAGCCAGTAGTCCCACCAGCAGTCCCGCCTCCAGATGTCGGATAGGCGGCTTCCCTAGCCTTCCTCCGCTCTTCCTCCCGCATGAACCTTCGTTGGTACTCAATGTCACGCGCTTGCTTCTCTGCCAGAGCGACCTTTCGGCCCTCCATCATCCCGCGATAAATGTCCTTAAAGGTGTTGGCGTAAGGGCGCATTGCGTTTGCGCTGATTAGTTCATCAGCCAAGCCACTGCCCGGATAGAGGTCGTGCCCGTTAGCCATCAGAAGCCCCTAAGCGTAGGAAAGATTGTAGAGGTTGGAGACTCCGCCGCCGCCCATACTAAGGCCAGGAGAGTCTTGCTCATACGGGTTTTGCCCGAACTGAACCGTGCGAAGGGGGCGCTTGTTTATATCCAACAGCGCCTCACCCACGCCCACGTCCATGAGGGCTCCTCCTGCAGCAGTTCCTGCAGAGATGTATTGGCCTGCATACGGGATAGCCGCCGCCAGTCCAGCCTCAAGCCTGTTCACCTGCCCAACAGTTTCTCGGGCCTTAGCCACGTCCTGCTTTCTCTCCACCATCTTTTGAGCGCCCCACCTGTCAACGTCCTGCTGGACCCTGCCCATAACTCCAGACATTGCCTTTCTGAAGGTGGGGGCCATTGAGCCTGTCGCCGCCTGGCCCATGGAAGTATCTCGACCGCCAAACTGAGCTGAGACTAGCTGGCCCTGCGTTTTCTTCGCGCCTCTCTGCATGGCGCCGCCCTCGCCAACAGCCTGTCGATACCTTTCTCTTGCGTAAGGGGCGATGAACCTGTCGTAGTACTCCTGGTCGGAGAGGCCGATGTTGGCCTTCTTAAACTGGTCTGCAGCTGCGATCTGTGTAAGTAACATTATCTAGTCCATCCTCCAGTAGAAGTCGGGCTTTCCCACCAAAATGGACCTCTATGAAACTCCTGAAAGCCCCCGCTTGGCGTGAATCGGTATCTGCCAGAACCTTCCTCAGTCTCCCTAATCCGCTTCTCCTCAAGAAGTTTTTCAATCTGCTCTTGAGCCCTTCCTCCTTGGGTTGTTGGGTCAAACCCATACATCGAGCCGATGTCATGAACGTCCATCTCGCGAGTGGCTATATCGACGTTTCTTCGCGCAAGGTCCTGAGCAAATTTGCCTCCAGTAGAGACAAGGCTGGATATATTTTCTGCTTTCAGTTTATCGACAAGCGCCTGCTTTTTAATTCTGGCCTTATCCCAGGCAATGGTGCGGTTCATGTCAGCGCTTCGACGGTCCTGTGAAACGTTCTGAGCTGCCTTAGCGAAAGAGGCGAGCATGTCTCCTCGCTGACCAAGGGCCCTGCCACCTAGCCTCGAGTAATCAAGGGGGGCAGACTCTGCCTTCCTTCTAGCCTCGCCAAGGCGACCGGACTGCACCTCAAATGCAGTGTCGTAAGGACCCAAAGGTTTTGTGTATGAAGTAACCATCAGCCTCGGTTTATTTTCTCGAAAATGATTTTAGTTCCTGAGAGTGGGTTTTTGGGCACTTCGGTCCAAACTTCGGGCGGCGGAACTGGTGCTTCAAAGGCGAGTGTATCCTCTTTCCTACCGTAATTGGCGACAACAACAAGCTCTGTATTTCCAATCACCATCGTAGGTGACGAGTCTTCGTCGTTCAAGCCTTCCCCCAAGCCTTCCATGTCGTCCCAATTAACCGTGTGCCTGACGTTGTGCCAACCGGCCTGAAGCCTCCCTACGTCGTTAGGAAACGACGGGGAAACCATGCGTGTTTTCCTAAGATCTACTGGAACGCCCTCGTCAACAGGCCTAACCTGCCACGGCATAAAAACGCCTCGGGACACATCAAACTTGCTGTTGTGCCCCCCAAGCCTTCCGCGAAGAAGGGACTTTGCCTGCATGTACTCGCTGCCAGGATCGGAATCAGAGCCCTCCCACACGGCGTTAAATGCCCACGAAAAGTTTCCGTGACCGCCCTGAAAGTTTCCATCGGGACTCTTGTTAATTCTTCTATTTATCCGGTGAACGGTAGCGGAGAAAAAGACCAGAACGTCTGCAGGGGCTCTGAGGCGGAACCTAAGCGCTCCGCCAGGAACATCAAAAGACTTGTCCCCTGTCCCTGGGAGAACTGACCAGTGCTCTGACGAGGTCTTCCTTGAGAACACGTCGGACAGGGCGCTTTTGCGAAAGCTCTGCCCACGAATCACCGCATCCTTGGAAAAGTTGTCGTTATGTACCCCGCTCTGGAAGAGGCCCTCGAGTACGTCAAAGGCAAAGGATGTGTCGTCAGCTGTTGCTGGAGAGCCATCAGAGATGCCAGGCGGCACGGTAAAGTTGACAGTTGTCATCTATGAATCACAAACACAACAAGGCTTCCACGAAGAGGCTCCACCATTGGCGGCAAGATTACCGTTCCTACTGCAAGGTTGACCAGCAAGTTCACTGTGTGGACATGTCCCTCTCCGCCACCCTTCTTTGCTTGGTACGCAAACACTATCCCCGCCTGGCCGTGCTGCTCTGGATTGTCTACATGCGTGTGCTCCAACGACCCTTCTCCATGAACAGATCCGTCGGGCGAAACACTTGAAGCGGAAAGAGTCATCGTAGATCTGTTGGACCTGTTTCCGCCAGCCATTGCTCCGTCGTAGTTGATATTGCCAACAACAAAGATCCCGTCTCCCTCAGCTGCCGGGAACGTTACGCTTGAAACAAGTGTTGTGTAGTTTCCTGCGACAGCCGGCAGGGGATTATGACGACCCTCCGCTATCTTTGTTCGCTCCCCCAGAGCGAGGTGATAAGTGTCCAGCGAACCATCCTCGACGTTTTTCCAGGTAAGCGCGTTCGCAGCGTCCCTCAGGTCCTCAATGTTTTTTGAGGCGTCTAGCGACGAGATGACCTCTCCGTCCTTTTCCCTGAAGTCTGATGTGTAGATAAAGACTGACATTATCGATACAACGCAAAAGCAAAGATGTTTGCCTTGAGAATCCTAACGCCCCATCCAGAGTCGCCCTGGACAAGGGTAGGCCCCGTTCCGCCTCCGCCGCCACCGTCAAACTCTTCTCCAGCTACTAACGCTCCTGTGCCTCGAGCGAGCTCCCTGTACTTGATTGACGGTGAAAACTGTATCTGTCCACCGCGAGCTAGGACAGTGGTTACAACCGCAACGGAAGCCCCGAACACTGAATGGCTAACTCCGCCAACACCCTCAGCAACGGAAAGCCCGTCTTGAGAGCTCTTTATTCTCAAGTAAACGTTCGCCCTGTCGTTGTTTTGCGGGCCACCCTCTAGGTACGGTCCTGCTGAATCGTTCACAGACGTTCCGTCGCTTGTTTTGTATGCGCCAAAGTCAATAGACGCGCCCACTATCCAAGGGCCATCGCCCCTGGACTGGGCTTTTAGGGTTAGGCCGTACTTTCCAAGGTCTCGCCATCTAATAGCCCGCCTGGCGATGTTCTTTTCGGCCAAAGACGATGCGACTGAGGTTTTGTATAGAAACTCGCCGTGCTGGTCGACGATGTCAGATGTTCCGTTGTGCTCAAGGTCCGTTGGAGGGATGATCTTAATCGGAGTCAGGGTCTCCCTGTCCACGTTGTTTTGGTCAATAGTGGACATGTGTCCGCGAATGCGCTGGAACTCAGCCCACAGATCGTCTGGAACGTCAGCCTGTCCTGGTCGAGGATAAAAACCCTTCCTGTAGTACATCCTATGGACCCGCCGAAGGCTTGTAGTTCTCTATAATCGTAATGGCCCTGCGGACAGATCTTGGACTGTCGACCGAAACAGATCCTCCTCCTCCGAGAAGGCGAAGGCAATGCGAGGCCCTTTTTGAAAGCGGCCATGACCCTGACCCGCCTAGGTTGGACCTACTGACAGCTCTCCTCAGCCTAGAAAGCATGGCTTCGCTTGTGGCAAGGGTAGTCCTTACTGCCGCCTGTTCTTCTTCATCGCGACCTTCCCAGGACATTACCGTTGCCTCTCAGAGCCCTTGCTTGCTCGCCACAAGACGAACCCGTCAAGCATGAAGGGCTCCTTCTCGTTGCCATTCTCAAACTCAATCTCTATTTCACGACAAATCACGGTCTCTGGGAAGACAAGTCGTTGGAACAACTGTCTGCGGCCATTCCACTTTCCCTCTCCCCAGTTCTTATGCGTTGTTGTGTCGTCAAGGTCGACTGGGTCGTCAGCCCAGCCAACTAGCGTAGTGAGATCTGTGTTCTCTGTTTTCTGTGCAGCTGTTCCAAACTGGTCAAGAGCGAATGTTCTCGAGCCAACAGCCTCCGGATTCCGGTCTTTATACCAGCGAACAGTCAAGTCTTGGTCGCCCATGTACGGGAAGAACACGTCTATCCCGGCAACCTCCATCTGCTCGTCTGAGTTCCATCCTGTCTGATTTGCGCTGTATGGGCCGAAACGAATCTTTCCAGCGATGCTTCCGGCTGAAACCGTAACGGGCCTCTTTGAATCGTCTGGGTCAGCCTCTCTTCCGGGTCGGTATCCGTACTCCATCGAATCGCCAAGGCCCCAGATGACAATGTCTGAGTTTCGGATTTCTTTTGTTACGCCACTCCTATAAACCTCGCTCTGCACACTGGCCGACTTCTTTGGAAGTTGGACGCCAAGGAGAGCCTCCCCCTTGTAGACAGTTGATGCTGTGATCCTCTGGCCCTTTATCACCGTGATGGCGTCGAGCTGGTAGTGGTAACAAACAACCATGTCGTTTAGATCGTCAGGGCCGCTCTGGAGAGATATAAACAGCCTTCTCTCTCGCTCATCAAGCCATGCTGTTGCGGTCCTCAGCCCCTCGGTGAAGACATTCTTCCACCAATTGTTCAGGTTCTCAGACAGGGGCTTCACCGAAGCGCCATCAAACTGATACACCCCGTCAACGCCGACAAAGACAAGGCGCTCATAGGCCAAGATAGATGCCCTCGGAGAGGTGCTTCCGATTGACTCGTCTACGGGAGTAAGGATTGGCGAACCGTCAGCAAGAGCAGTCACCTGCCACATCGAGTCCTTTTTGAAGATAATGAGCGAATCGCCAAAGGTAACCACCCCCGTTACTGGCGTTCCGTCAGCGCTATTTACATCCAGGTACTGCAGGGCTGAGCTCATCTGTTCTGGCAGGCCAGGGTCGCTGTAGAACACAAACGACGGGAACTCTTTCGCGACGTAGTACCCGCGCCCTCTAAAGAACTTAATGAACTTGCTTGTTGGCGGGGCGGTCAGGCTTTCCCGAAGGGGCGAGCCTAGCGAAGCTGCCGATATTGTGTCCTCGTGGTCGTAGACAGTGCGCTCGTTGATGCAGACCTGTCGCCAGAAGTAGTACTCCCCGTCCTTCGCCCTCTTGTAGATGTTCCTCCAGATGACATCTTGCTGCTTAGGCCTGTCAAACCCGGTGAGTTGGATTAGCGCCCTGTTAGCCGATGCTGTGACATCCCCGACAACCTCATCAAAATCTTCGCCGGCCTTCTCGTCATACATTTCGCCTGTCGTAACAAAGTCACTCGCATCGCCTGGCGGGCCTTCAGCTCCGGTAGATCCAACAAACGTACATTTGTACTGAAACTTCTGAACCTCGTTAGCCTCATTACCCCTATCGGCCTCGCCAAAGCCACTGAACTCTTCTCCGATAGAGAAGGCAGGGTCGAACTTCGAACTAACCATCTTCTCGACGTGCAGTGGAGATGGGCGCTCGGTCACTCCTACCCTTGCCGCATAGTCGCCATTCCACTTTACGTTTGCATCTACACCGTTTGATATAAACAGCCAGTTCGCCCAGGACGCGAAGTAGTCTCCTCCGTACTGGTCTTCCGGCTCAACTCGCCTGCCATCGATGAGCTGGTAGCCCAGATCGTCGCTTACGCCAGGAACCTTAAAGTGGCTATGCCAGGGACTATCAATTCCAATATGAGGTATCCCAGGATTCTCTAGCCTGTCCCCTCTTAGGACAAGCAGTCGACTCCCCTTGTACTTGTCTAGGGTGTTGCCGTCAGAGTCCTTCAGCCGGCCTAGCGCTACGGGATAGAAACCCTCCGCCTCGCCACTGTCGCCCGTTAAGGAGATGACAAGCTCGCTAGGGCCTCCCCTTATCTGGAACGGAGTCATTGAGCTGATTCTTGTATTCAGGAGGTGGAACTCATCAACGGCCCAGTCGACGAGGTTTCTTATCCCTCGAGTCTTCTCAACCGTCCCAACTACCTGGAAGTAGCAACCGTCTACTTTTCGGGCTTCGCCGCTCTGGGCCCAGACACGGTCGGTAAGGCCCCTGGTAAGCACGGGTACAGCATGGAAACCTTTCCCCTGCGCTATGCGAGCCATTAAAGCGTCCCCTAGCCCGTGATGGTTCTAGGCCAGCTGCCAAGGGCCTCGTCGATCTCAGGCTCCCCGCGACCAATCTGGATGCGTGTTCCTGGGTCAGCCTCCTCTTCACGCTCCATGCGATCTACCCCCTCCATCGCATAGGCTCTCTTCTGAGCTGCAGCGCTATGGTTCTCTTCTTCGCTGAGCGCATAGCTCTCCGCTAAGTCGAGAAGGATGGGCTGATGCTGCCTGGGGATATGCGGCGTATCATGGTCCTCTGTGAGCTCCTGAGGAGCAACAAAGTACGTCACGTCCACGAGATACTCTTCATCCGGCGGGGGCCAGAAGCGAATGTGATGACTTCCGCCAGTGCTGAGGTCGCGCTCTGCCACAGCCCCAATGTTTGAGGAGAGCAGGTTTCCTGCTGAGTCTACGTCTTGGTGAGAGAAGCCAAGATTGGCGTCCGTGACGGTGTCGGTGAGCTGGTTAGTGCTGCCAATGACAACGTTTGCCAAATGATAAAACTCAGAGCCGCCGTCCTTCGTCCTGTAAATGGCAGCGCCGTAATCGGAGCGCATTATAGTCCCTCCGACATCCATCGACGGTCTACCTCCTGGCGCGGTTATCTCGATTGAAGACGACGGAGACATCGGACCCATCTCCTGCGTCTTCGTGTTGTAGTAGCAGTACTTGTACTGAAACACGGTTCCCGCATTAAAGGTCGCTACCGAAGGGTCCTCAATTGCAGCAAGCGCGCTGTCAGGCGCTGGTATCTGCGTGTGTCGCTCGAGAGCGTAGTACTGAGGGTACGACTCGTAGTCCTTAACCGTCAGCCCCTTCATGTGGGGCGAAAGCAGGCTCGACTCTCGGATGTGCCGAATGAACCCGTTTCCGGTACAGACAATAGACTCGATTGAAGCAGCTCCTTCTGGAAGCGGATACTCGTCCCAGTAGATTTTCCAGGATGAGGCGTATGTGGCTCCCACCCCTGAGACCGTTGGGTTGATCGCAGAAGAGGTAGCGCCGCCGAACGGAGCCTCGAGGTAGAGGCCGGTTGTGGCATTGTGGCTGAGAATCCGGTTCACCGTCCCATCAGGCGCCTCTACCTTGGCCCCGGTGCGGGTGCCCTGGGTGGTGGTGACGGAGTTCGCGGTCGATAGCGTGACCAGCCGACTGCCGTTCGTAAACACAGCCCCCTCTGTGGCTGTGGCTGATGGGGTGCCGTCCGCAGATGCGGTCACAGCCTCAGGTGTGTGTGTCCCGAACTGGTGGGTTCGCCTGAGCCATGCCCAGGTGTTCCGCCGTCCACAGATCGCCATGTAGGCGTCGTTGATGAAGTCGCCTAGACGGTCGTCATTCCCGTCGAATCCGCGCCGACGACCCAGGCGCTGCTTGAGTGTCGCAAAGTCCATTCGGGTCTCCTAGAGAGCTCAAGAGGAGGTGGGCTAGGTCAGTTCACCCACCCCCTCAAGAGACTACCCGAATCTATCGACCCGGAGGTGCGTGTCGCAGGAACACCACGACGTTCATGGTGTTGCTGCTCAGGTCTGCTGGCGAGCTTGACCCGACATCAGTGAACAGAACCCGAAGGAGGTCGCCAGCCTCCAGGAAGACGTTCCTGGGTGAGGCGCTTTCTGGGCCATCCACCTCGAGGTCGTAGCCCGTATTGTCGGTGATACCGTCAGTGGTGCTCAGAGACGCGATCCCCAGCGAGTGCCAGCCATCGGCGTCATTTCCGACCTGAAGGTCGATGGTCCAGTAGTCGGAGGCATCAGCCCCGATAGCGGCGCCGAAGGAAATGCTCGCCGCCTCTACCTTGAATCGCCCGTGATTTGTTCGCGGGGTAATAAAGACAGGTCGGTTAAAGTCTGTGGAGTGACCGGCAAGAAGGGTAAAAGAAACCGGCACAAGACCGACTCCATGAACCTGGTTGCCGCCTTTGATCGCGTCCCAGATAGGACGACCGAAGCCTGCGGGTGCAGTAGATCTAGCCATAATTCAATTCTCCTCGACCTGTTTGGGTAGGGGGCCGAAACCCCCTACCCTCAGGCGTGTTGCCCGCCAGCGGCTCTACAGCAACTGACGAGCGAGTTAGCTCTAGAACAGAGCAATCGGGTTGTTGTAAACGAACACGTCACCAGTGGTAACCGTGGTGCTTGCGGCGATGTTGGTATCCCCAACAAAGATTCCGCGAACGGCGCGCAGAAAGTTCCCCTGCTGCGCGTCAACATCCAGGTCAGTGACATTGGCAGTGCCGGCCAAGGTCGTGTCCGTGTGGTCAGAGCAGAAGGTGCCAGCTGCGCCAGCAGTTGTGCCCTCGTCAGCAATCATCAGAAACGCGGTCGGAGACCCCGCAGTCAGAATCTGGCCGTCCGTGTACACCTTCGCCTTGCAAAGACCCTGAACAACAACAGAAATCGCATCGCCAGAGGCAATAGCCCCTGAGTTGTGGTCAACGACACCCGCAATCGGAACATAGTCCTGCGTTTGGTTAGCATCGCCATTGTTGAACTTGTAGGCATGCAGAGCGCCGTCACTCTGAACTATCAGAACGACAACGTCAGTGTCTACCAAGCTCTCCTGAGCGATAGCCTCTACTGTCTTCTTGAGTGGATTAGAAAGAGCCATGTTCAGTACCCCTTTCTAGGCGCTGTAGGCACCGCCAGCAAAGTTAAACGCACCATGCTCGCGGAGATTGTTAACAGTAAGAATGCCGTGGAACTTGGTCTTGGAGATCCAAGCCCATTGCTCCTGGGCCAAACGCCAGTCATCCATGAAGAAGTGAGCGTTCGGGTTAATCCAGAGAACCATGTTTCCAAGGTTAGTCTGGCCCTTGCTCTTGCCCTTCACAGGGTCCAGCAGTCCAGGCACAAAACCGTGTCCCGCAGAGGCACTCGGCGCACCACCAGTCATGTTGAGCATAAAGCCCTCACCACTGTTCTCGGTGATGTTGTAGTCAGGGATGACAGTTGCACCCTTGAATCGGAGACTGGTGAAGCCTGCGCTTCCCATGGCCTCGTCAACCAAAGCACGCTCCGGTCCACACCATTCCTCGTAGCCGTCATAGACAGCCGGATCGACCAGCATCGTGTCAGGACGACGACCCCACTTCGAGCACTCGCGGTAGAGCTGAGTCCAAGTCGGAATACCGGCAGTCATGAAACCGCCGCCGATCTGCTGGAACTGGTTGAAGTGGTAGTTAGCGTTCTTCTGGACGTTGCCGACCGTATTGTTTGCGGTTGCTGCCTGCGCTGCGGGAGTCGCAAACTCAATCATGCCGCGAATACCATCGATGTCGCCGTTCACGGTACTAGCCGTGTGAAGCTGTTCCTCGATGTAGTTACGCATAGTAATAGCGCACTGCTGCATCTCGGCATCGAGAAGCTTGCCAATCTGGCGCTTCGCGTTCTGGTTGAGATCGACCTTGTCGCATGCGACGACTGACTGACAGGAAATCTGCCCCCAGTTGTCCCACAGGAACATCTTGACGAACTCGCTGTCAGCCGTGTTCAGAACCTGCGAACCCTGGTAGGTCTGCACATTCGGATTCTCAGCGTGGGCGAATGGGACTCGCGCATTAGGCGCGGCCTCAAGGTGGATAGAACCCTTGTTGTACATTGAGTACAGCAGGGGGGACTGCTCTAGGATCAGCCAAACAAGCTTCTCCCAGCTAGCGCCCCACGTAAGGCTGAACGCCTTCGTGTAGTCGCTAAGTGTTGTCGAAAATGGAGCTCCCATTAGTTACCTCTTAGAAGGCTTCGCGCAACTCAACCAAACCGACCCTTCAAATCCGGATTCTGCCCCAGGACCTGATCGAGGATGTCATCCATAGACATCGTCGCAGTAGATCCAATAGGGGAAGAAGACGTACCTGACTGGCTGGATGGAGGAGCAGACTCGGCTCTTCGCTTAGCATTATCGATAAGACGGCCCTCATTGACCGCCCTGATGGCACGCTCCCCGGCAAGAGACAGAGCTGCCCGATAGGCATCCTCTGTTCCCGAGCCGAGAAGGCTCACAATTGTTGGGTCGTTAGCATCCAAGATTTTACGCATCTCCGTTTTGACGCGCTCATCCTTGAACTCCCGGTAATTCCCGCCCTTCATATCCTCAAAGATTGTGTTCAAACGAGAGGCTTCCCGGTGCGGAGCAAAAGTCTCCGCGACGGAATAGACCTGTCGCTTAAGCGTATCAATCTCCTTGAGGAGTTCGTGCTCACGCGGACCAGACCCAGAGGCCTTCATACGCGCATCCATTATCTCAAGCAGGGCACCAAAACCATCCCCGTTCTCAGCTTTCTCGGTGAACCGCTTACGCAGTTCGTCAACGGTAGGAGCAGTCTCCTGCCCCGCATTGTCAGCCCCATTCGGCTTTTGACCCGACTGTGCTTGCATAGCGAGCCAGGCCTGTTGGAGTTGGTTTCGTTGGTCCTGCAGTACCGACCTATCCTCATCAAGTCCACGCTTCAAATCAGCGATTTCTTGAGTTTTTGAGGTTAGACCAGACTGCATCTCTCGATAAATGGCTAGGTTTTCCGGCTCAAGGTCTAGGGGGTTCCCAGACCAAAACGACCCAGAACCGTTCGCACCATCACTCGAGACATCGGTTCCCTCACCAGGAGTCGCCTCAAGGCTGTTGGTCTCAGAAGCGGCCACTTCCGAATTATCAACGTGCTCTGATGCTGCTTCCGGTGCTGGATTATCGCTGTCAAGCTCAGGGTTCACGGGTTCTCCAAAACGCGACTAAGTTGTAAGTGAT